CACCGGCCTCTGGTCCGATACTGGCCGAGCTGCCATCGATCAGGTCAGCAGTCTGCTGTGTGCGGTCTCTGTGTCGCCAATCAATCTGCAGCTCGCCAACAATCCAGCCGGGGTAAGCCTGAAAGCTGCCGTAATAGCTCTGGTAAAAGCGCAGTCTTGCGGGCGGGTATGGCCGTGCAAAGCGGTTGCCCATGATCACAGAGTCGACAGGCGCGTCATCGATGTCGAGCACGCCGCGGCCTGTGGTGGTCTGCACCTTGACGTCGACTTCCTCAGTGTCCAGATAAACAATCCGGTCTGTGGCTTCAAAGCCCTGCGCAAAGTAGATGATCGAATCGGCCTCATGCGGAATCGGCACGGTGTCAAGAACGCCACGGCTGACAGTGAGAGAGTCGTTGTCGATGTCGATACTGCTGACCTTCACGCACTCGTAACCGGCTGCACTCTTAATCACTGCCAGCGATCCGACTACAACAACATCTATGTTGCTTGCGTTTATGTAATCGATGGCGATGTCGTTATAGTCCATCGAGTTTGTGATCGTTGCCGATGGGCAATGTGTGTTGCCGCCCTTATCAACAAACGCGGCCGGATCAATGCGGGTGTGCAACCTGTACGCCAGCGCGTCACTGCTTGGCTTTTCTGCAAGCACGCACAGGTAGCAGTCTTCGTCGTTCACAGTGGCAAAGTCAGCTGTTCCCAGATTGCGCGCCAGCGTCCAGTAGGGCATTTCGGTTACAAGGCGCGAGGGCGATTCTGCTGGCTCATTCGCAGGATCTTCCCAGCCGATAGGTTCTTGCCCGACATAAACAGCGCTTGGCAGTGCGAAGACATCCTCCATCGCCGACACCGTGACCACATTGCTATCAAGGGTTCCGATGCTGCAATCCATTACGCGAAGCACGACACTCTCAACGCCCAGTTTCGGGAAGCTGATCTTGAACACGTCACCCGGCAACAAGCGCCAAGCCATACGGTTGATCTTCAGCTTGAACTTCGCCAGTGGGCTGCTCGCCATCTTCAGGTCGCGCATGGCCACCTTGATGGCCAGATCGTAGTTGCCGATCCCGCTGTACTGGTTCGTCTTGCTGATTACCGCGCCCTGGCTCTGGACGTTCGCCAGCTCGTGAACAGTGACCGCCGACATTTTGCCGTTCACCTGATCGATGTACTTAACGGTCACTTCGTTGATCGTTTCGCCCCAGCTGATGCGGGCGTATTCCTCGACTTCCATGATGCTCGATTCGTCGAACTCTTCCAGATCGCCGGCGACGTAATCGTTGCGCACCAACTTGAGCACAAACTTGCCAGTGGCCGGATCGTTGCGCACTACGCCATGGATATGGTCCAGGACTTCATTGATGAAGTTTTGCACCTTGCCTTGCTGGTTCCACATGAGCGAAAGCCCGAAGGCTTCTGTGTACAGCTGGTCAGCAGCCTCAGTGAAGGCCACGTCATCGATCGAGCTGGTTGGGTAGCCCATGCCCCACTCTGGATCAGTCAGGCACTGGTAGATGATGTGCGCGGGGTTCATGTGGTCAACGCCGCTGATCGTGATCACAGCCTTTTCCGGGTACCAGCAGGAGTCGTTATGCCAGCCCTTCAGGATGCGCTTCACCTTGAACGCCCACGGCTTCATGTAGGGGTTCAGGGCTGAGTAGTAGCCGTTCCACAGTAGTGACAGAATGCCCCTGTATGCCGGCTTGGTGCCTGATCCCTTGAAGTCAGCGCTCGTCTGTGTGGGCTTGCCCATCTTGACCTTCAGGGTGCCCCTCAGGCCTCCCTCGCGCGATTCGCCACCGAACAAGCTTTCCTTGTTGATGCTGATAGTGCCGCTGTCTGTCTGGCTTCCGTTCCAGGCTATGCGGTCGCCAACCCTGACCTGCAGGACTGCATCGACCGGGCCATAGCAGGCGCAGTAGTGCATGCCTGCCGAGTACCAGTAGCCAACAACAACCGCATCACCGCCCGCCATTCTGTGACTCCCGCTCTTTTGCCTTCTCGATTGCGCTTTCCAGCATGCCGTCCTTTATGTGCTCGAGCTCTGATACCGGAATGCCTTCACCGACAAACCGCGCCCAGTCCAGCCCATAGCGGGCAGCAAACTGGCGGGAGCCTTTCGCGCAGAAGTTGAGCGCGCGCATGTCCTTGACCGTGACCCGCGTCATCACTTCTTACCGCCGTCTGAAAGGATTGGCTTCGTGGCAAGGTCGCCATACCAGACGATGTTCGGATCTCGCACCAGCACTGTCCCGAATGCAACAGGGATCGGACGGCCTTCTGCAGCTGTCGGCACATCACCGGTCTGGATGGTTGCGTCGGGTGCCTTCGGTGCATTCATGATCGAATACACCGCGACAGCGAACATCGCTACATAGAAAACATACGCAACCCAACCGAATGCCATTAGAAATTGCTCCCTTCCATCGGATTCTTTTGAGGGATAAACGGAAAGCCGCCGAAGTTGTCCGAGTTGCTGAACTTGCTCGCGCAGGTGGCGATAGTGTGATTGCAGCCCGGATACACCCTCACAGCAAGGCCGACGTACAGGTCACTGCACGGCAGGCTGATCACGGCATTCGCGCCAGTGTTTGACGTGATGAACCGGCGCTCGACGTTGCCGCTTGGCAGGTCAAACTCCACCATGCCCCCAGCGAAGTAGTTATCGTCGAACGCGTCAATCTCCGGCGCAGTGATCGTTGCTTCGCTGACAGCCGTCAACACCGCATCGGTTTGCCAGTCTGCCTTGTCTATTCCGCATTTCGTTCCGTACAGAATGTGCGGGCACTGGCGCTGGTACAGGCGACGAAGACCAGGTCGCGCAAGGCTGCCGGTGACTGGTTCGCAGTGGATCGATACCGTCGACGTGCGTTCCCACTTCACGTTCAACACCCTGCCCATCCAGATGACAACACGCTCCGCATCTGGATCTGCTTCATGAAGCCGGAAGATCGACAGCGTGACAACCTCGGACGGTGGCTGCACTCGGTAAAGGTCTGCCACTGGCAGATTCCGTGGAGCCTTGAGCGTCATGTTGTTTCGCGCTTTTTCCATCGACACTTCGACAGAGCCGCGCTGCATAGGGGTGGCTGTATACGTGTCCGCACCATAGACGACATCGTGGTCGGCGCTGGTGTAGTAGTAGCGATCCAGACCGGAGCGGAACTCGTACAGCTCGACGGGTGCGCCAAGCTGGACGGATTCTTCGTAAGCGTTAAACGTCATCGCGCACCGTTCTCCAATTGACCGCGCACTCTGCCCAGTCGTCGTGTTTCCATAGCAAGGATATGCTATCGGTATCGAAGCGGGCAACAGACATCCATGAGATTCGGTCGACAGTTTCAGGCGTGATGTCTACGCCAAGCGCGGAATTGATTGTCAGGCGCTCCACCGTGGCGCTCATTTCGTCGATGTCAGTGATGCGTCGATACAGCACCGTGCCATCCACCAGCTCGATCCGGATGTCCCTGCGGTTGATATGTCCCCACAAGTGCTTCACCAGGTAGCCGTGTGCCACGTCGAGGTAAACAGACGCCGAGTTAGCATCGGCCACCAGTTCAATGTCAGGTGTGAACGTCGGCAGCCAGACCGTCTTCTGCTTGCCGCACTGCGAATAAATGAACTCCCGCAGAGCATCGATCTCGTCTTTGCCATCAGCCACCCAGTGGTGATTGATGATGTTGAACGGCATCCCTGCCTCGTCCTCAAACGAGAACTTCCCTAACCTGAAGTCGATCTCCTGCAGTTTGCGCAGGAAGTCGTGCGTGATGTCCTGCTGCCAGTGCGGTGCCTGGGTGATAACCGGCAGACCCCTGTAAGTGGTAGGGCTGTCCGCGGCAACGGTTTCGGTCTCGAACAGCTTGAAGGCGCACATGCCGTACTCAGTGTTGCGGGTGAACCGGTTCAGCTCCTGCTTGTCACTGAGCAGGCCAGTCACAGCCGGATAGACAACAGTGCCGGCAGGCCATGTCATCGTTGTCGGTCCGTTGAGGTTGATCAGATTCCCGACTATGGTATCGATCTTCACGATCTCGAACGTGAAGGCTTCAGTCATGATCAGTGCGTGCCCGCCTTCCTGCCAGTTTCCTGAAACCCTGTCGATGCTGAAAGAGGTTGATCCGGATGCCAAGCCGGAATAGAACACATTGCCTTCCATCCAGAAAGGCACCATCCAGACACGCGCGCCCCAGTTGAACAGCATCGCCTCGAACTTCCTGCGGTCGCTGTTGTTGTCGATCATGAACTGATAAGCCAGCATCCTGCGCGGGCTTGCGCGCAGCGCTATCCGTTGCTCTGTGCCGTCGTAGGCCGTGAGAACATCAGTTGCCCACTCGAGCCGTTCCTCGATGTCACTCCCCCAGTGCGGCCTGAATGTCCAGGCAAAGATGCGCTGGCCAGAAACAGCAACATCGATTCCCTCACCTGACGAGAAGTTGAAGGTGTAGGTCATGTCAATGAGGCTCGGACCAGCTACCTCAACGCCAAGCGTGAAGGTCTGATCTTCAAGACCGGGGATTGAATACGGCACGGTGTAGGGGCTTGGCGGTGAAACTGTGAGGCCGGTTGAATCGCCAGACTCGTCAATCGAGATAAGCGTTTTTGCAGTTGGCCATGCGTTCCAGACCACGAACGATGTCAATGAATCGTTCAGCACATTGCCGACGTCGATCTCTACCGGGATGATGTGGAAGCGGTAATACCAGTCAGTGTTTCCAGCACCTGATTTTCCGACGTGTCCGCTGGACGTAACCGCAGGCATGCTGATCGGAAGGTTGTCTGTGAGCGCGTCCGAATCGCTGATCCCGGCTTGCTGGAAAGCATCGAACACCTGCACGCCATCGTCAGATGAAAGGTTCGTGCTAACAGCATCGGCCTCAACATCGACCATGCTGCCAGAGAACTGGCCAGCGAAGGTCGTCATTTCTGATAGGCCACGCCAAGGTTGCCGGTGTTCACCTGCCCACTAGCAAGCACAGGCCCGACCGGGTTCTTCATGCAAAGCGGGAACACCATCCAGTCAGTGTTCACGAGATCCTCTGGCGTGAGACTGGCGATGTTTATGATCGCCGCGTTTGCAATCCTCCCCAGCGGAATGTGCGCGTTGTAAGAGTTCGCAACGCCAGGCACGTCGGTGATGAAGAACTCAACAGGGATCAATACCGATCGCCCGTTGTAGTTGTTTGGCTGATGTTTCCACAGCTCACCGTCGTTGTTTTCGTCACTCCCGTCATCAAAGTAACCGCCGCCCCAGAACCGATTTGTGCAGAAGTGCACAGCTGAATCGCTGTTCTCGCCCATAACCGCAAAGCTCAGGCCGCTGTGTGATAACCGGACATGGTTTGCGTAGCTCGAAGATGTTGCGACATAGCCCTCGAAAACCCTTGCATTGTTGCCGTTCTGCCAGCTGGCGTTTGCCCATGAATTGGCGCAGACGTAATGGCCGCCTGTATAGGTGCCGTACTTTGTCAGAATGCCGAAGCTGAAGTGTGCATACGCGCCGGCGCTGAACTCGACAACAGCATGCACCGCATCGCCATCGGTGAAGAACCAATACTCGATCGGCGTCAGGCTCATAAGTGTCTGCGCGTTCTTGCTGTGCGCGCCTGTCTGTGCAGTGAGCACCCCAGAGCCGGCCCATGCCGTGCTCGTGTTCATCAGCAGGTCACCACCACCGGATGCGTCCTTGTAGCTGAAGTTGAACTTGACAGAGTCCTTCGTCAGCGAGAAGTACGTGTAGCTGCTTGCTGTGTATCCGCTGCCTGTGTCGCTGAATCCAGCGTTCGCAATGGCGAATGCCTTGAGGTCATTCATCAAAGCAGTGAGGCTTGCCGGTGTGCCTGTTTGAAAGCTCATGTGTTACTCCAATGCAAAGGCCGCGTAATTTCCGACATCTGAGCGGAATGCACTCTGCACCACCAGGTGGTCAATGCCGTCGATCTGGACGATGTTCTCCGATGCGTTGCCTTGTCCAGAAACGTAGAACACACCCTCAAAGTCCCCGAAGATGTTCTCCACGCTGGTACTCACACGACCCAGCAAGGTGACAGGGAATAGTGTGTAAGTTCCGTCGATGTTTGGATAGATTGGCTTATCGGCACTTGATGGCGAATGCAACGACGCCGCATAGGGGAATGTGCGGTAATAGTTGCCAGAATAAATCGAGTTGTCAGCCGAGTAGTTTTTGAACGTTGACCATGCGCCACTCTTTTCCAACAAGTAGAGTGCGCCGTCTTCACCTGGGCCGCCGCCCGGGTTAAAGAACGCCCTGTGACTGTAAGCTGCTGACGAGTAGTCGTACTTCTTGCGCGTGACAGATTGCGTGCCGCCGATTGCAAGCGGATACGGATACTCGCTTGGCAGTCCAGTCGGCAGAATGAAGCCGCAGTAGGCGCTCTGGTACACAGTGCCGACTTTGGCGACGATCATGAACCGGCGACCGTTTGCAATGAACCAGTAAGGGATTGTGCTAGACCACAGGCAAAGATCGGTGTTCGAGCTGATGCCAGGCTGCGCAGTTCTGGCACTGCTTGGCACGAATCCAGTCGCACCGCGTAGCTCGACGTTGTAATAGCCGGCGCCGACGTTTCTGTATGCGCGCAGGTTTACGAAGATTTCATCGGTGCCGCCATTACCCAAGCCCTTCAGGTATACGTGCTCTTCGTCAAGCGAGATGGTCATCGTGCCGCTGGTTGGCAACGTGCCGGTCAGTGTGCCGCTGGTCACGCCTGAGTTCGTGCAAGAAAACGTGAAGGTGTTTGCGTCGACCACAGTCAACGACTTTGAACCGTTGCTGATTGTGCCGGTGGCAGATGATGCGCTGACGGTCATGTTGTTGCCAGTGCTGAAGCCGTGGCCATTCCATGTGACTGTCGCCGTGGATCCGCTGCGCGTCCAGCTGAGGCTTGACTTCGTGTCCGATCCTGTGAAGGTGATGGTGTTTGCAGCCTTCGATGCGATGGTCTTTGTAGCATCAGCCAGACCAGTAGTTGAAATAGCGCTGATGTCCACAGTGTCGCCAACGTCAAGCGTGTGAGCTGTCAGTGTGACTGTGAAGTTAGTCGAGCTGCGTGACCATGCGGCACCAACAAGAACCTCGGATGTAAGTCCTGCCTGCTCTTCCCATGCGAAGCCGTCATCGCTCATGGCGCCGATAGTGGCTGCGATAGTGAAGCTGTCACCGATGATGAAGTCAGCAGCGCCGTCGTTTATCAGGAAGCTGATGAAGTCGTTGCTGTAGGCCGTGCCCACCGTTGCGTCGGCCTCTGCGCCTGATACAGAGCCAACCACAGAAAATGTTCCAGTCGAGCCACCTGCTGTACAGGTCAGCGTCCATGTCTCGGTGATAGTTGCAGGCGTGGTGTCGATACCGGTGACCGTGCCATTGCCGGTGTTCCCGCCATTCGCCACAGCTGCCGCCGCGGTGCCGTATCCGGTGATCCACCTTCTGAACTTTTCGAGCAGGTCCTCGTGACCTGTCGCTGTGCCTGATGTCCACGTCATGCCAATGCCTGCTTAATTGATCCGCTGTTACGCTGGATGATGTTAAGGAACACTTCCTCGCCCTGCGAGCTGCTCATGTAGTCCGAGACCATGTTCGGGTCGATCACGTTGATCACGCGAGTGTTCTTGCCGTCACCACCGCCCTTGCCACCGTTTGCAGCATGGCGTGGGTCGTTGCGCGTCAGCACTTCTTCGCCCTTCTGTAGTATCGCGGGCATTTCCCCGGCTTTCAATCCTGCGATGCCACCGGAATGGTAACGAGGCGCTGCAGCGAACATGGCAGGGTTCACCTGACGGATAGTTCCACCCTGACCCATGATGCCGCCTGTGTGCTTAACGCCTGCACCAGTGCCGCCGGCCATGCCACTGATGCCAACAACGGCAGAGCGGTAAGGCTCAGGAATGATCTGCAGGATCAGCCAGGTCGCCATCCACTGCGCGGCCATCTTCAGCATTGACTGCACCATTGAATTGGCAAAGTCCGCAATCGCGTCCTTCGCTGACTTCGTGCCGTTGATCAGATCTACGAACATGGTCGACAGGCCATTCACCGCATCGTTGGCGATCGAACTGGCGAAGCTGTCCTCCATGTTCTGAAGCGATGCGCTCAGCTCGATATGGGCTGCTGCAAGGCCGGTAGCGGACGCTTTCTGGCGATCCAGTGCCTGTGTATTGGCATCGATCTGCGCGGTCAGTGCAGGGTCACCTGCGGCGATCATGGTCTGCTGTTCAAGAAGACCCGCGCCCTGCGCTTGGGTGTCAGCGCGTAAGGTGTCGAGCTGCGTGTCCGCTTCCCCCTGCGTGATGTCGCCGATCCTGACGCGGTTGGAGAGGCTTTCCTCTTTTGCCTGAAGGTCGTTCAGCAGCTTGTCGAACTGCTCCTGCACAGAATCAAACTGCGCTTTGACCCGCTCCTTGCTCAGAAGCTTTTCAACCAGTGCCGCACCTTCTGTGTTCCCGGTTTCCTGCATGCGCTTGAGCATGTCGCGGTACTTGGCTTCGACTTCGAGGGTGCGAGCATCCGCGCCACGCCCCTCGATCTTGGCCAGTTCGATCTGTAGCTTTTCATTGTCGGCAATGGTTTCTTCGCTGCGCTTCTCGCGCGCCTTGCGTTCTTCATCGCCGATGGCAGCCTGGTTAGCTGCCGCCTTGCGCTTAGCGAGCTCGAGGTCGGTCAGCGCCTTGCTTTTCTCTTTCTCGGTGTCGGCTTCTGACACCTTGCGCTGCGCTTCCTGTATCTCGATGTTCGTCAGCTCAGCAGACAGCCGCTTCTTCTCGTTGTAATAACCGTCCAGCCCGATCTTGCCGGCGTCGAATACGCGCTCGAGTTCCCTGATGGATTCCTCTGCGTCAGACTTGCTCAGTGCCAGCCCATCAGCAGAACCGCCGACAGCTTTCTTGCCACCACCTGCAGCGCGCTGATTGTTGAGTGATTCAGCAGCCAGCCGTTTCGATTCCTCAGCGAGCTTTTTCCGTTCTTCGCGTTCCTGCCTTAACCGGTTTGACGCTTCCTGCCCGGCAGCAATGCTCGCGTTCATTTCGTCATCGATCGCCTTGATCGAATCCTCGCGCGCCTTCAGGATTTCGTCTTGCCTTGCCAGCAGCTCATTTTCTACTTCAGCGACCGTGGTGCTGGTGACCAGTGCGCCTGCCTTGTTGATAAAGGCAGCGGTTTCCGCATAGAGCACCTGAAAAAAAGATACTGTTTCGACAACGACGCGCTGAATGGCTGCACGTGCAATGGCTGGCAGGTTTCCGAACGCAAAGGCCATGAAGTCCATGACCTCGCCGAACGAACCGCCTTCACCGAGCACTTCAGGAAACTGCGCCTGCAGGCTGTCGAGAATCTGCTCGATGTCCTGACCGAACTGGTCAAAGGTTTCGCCTGCCGACACCATGGCCTCGACGAACGGCCCGAAGTCAGCCTCGCGGATCCACTGCGCGATGTCTTGCAAGCCGTTCGCTACACCGCCACTGGCACCGGACACGCGATCCATGTCGCCGACCAGTTCCATCATGCTGTTCTTGATTTGCGTTATCGACGCGCCGATGGTAGGCGGCAGCTTCTGGAACTCAGCATCGATCGTCTGTGCCTGCTTCTGCAATGCCTGAAGCACAATGTCTGAAGTGATCGCGCCTTCCTGACCCATCTCGCGCAGCTTGCCGATACCGATGCCCATACCGGCAGCGATCGCCTGTGCAAGCCGCGGCGTCTGCTCCATGACGGAGTTCAGTTCATCCCCGCGCAATGCGCCTGATGCGAGACCTTGCGACAGCTGAATGATCGAAGCCTGCGCAGCCTCAGCGGATGCGCCTGACAGCTGGACAGCTTTGCCGATGGTCTCGGTGACCCGCAGGAGTTCGCCCTGACTGACACCAGCTTCCTTGGTGGCCAGCGACAGCTTGCCGTACAGTTCGACCACCTGTCCCAGTTCGTTGCGGGTGCTGTTGGCGATGTCGATCAGCCCAGCTTGGGCGATGTTGAACTCTTCCTGCGTCTTCGTAGCGAGCCGCAGGCGGCCTTCCAGCAGCTTCGCCTGGTCGGCCATGTCGACGATCTGCTTGACGCTGAAGGCAGCAGCAAACGCACCCACGAGGCCAAGGACAGATGACTTGATGCCACGCAGCGAGTTGTCGAGCTTGTCGAATCCTTTGCCAGCATCACCGCCTGCTTTGTTTGCCTGCTTGCTGACGTTGTTCAGCTCACCCTTCAGACCAGCGAGCGCGCTCTTGATCTCGCCGAGTTCGGCGCTGATCCGTACCTTCAGGTCGAGGTCTTTAGCCATCGTCTTTAAGCCTCTTCATTGCGGCCTTGAAGCCCTTGCTGTCGAACTGCGCCATCCTGGCAGCGGTTATCTGCTGCATGTACATGGCTTTCTCCCTGCGCTTGATTGCTTCGGTGAATGCCTTCACCTGCGCCAGCGTGTACCCTCGAATGGATTCAAGGGTGTGTCCATGGCTGATCAGGCCTTGTATGACTCCTGCCCAGCCTTCAGCCTGCTCTTCATCGCGTCCAGCGTGGTTTTGATGGACGGGAGCAGGCGCCGGACGAAAAAATCCATGTTTATCTCCACCACGGCAGCCGTCAGTGCAAGAAACTCGTCAGGCATCGCGGCCTTCAGCTTCTCCACCGGCACGCCTGTACCGAAGTGCACAGCCAGGATCATGCGATCGGTGTGCAGTTCGATAGTGGTCAACATGTCCCCGGAGCCGTTGAACGCTTCCATCAGGTCGCCTGCGATAGGCCGCACTGCAGTTGTGAAGTCTTGCAGGTTGCCCATACGCACGGGGGTCACCTTGACCTCTTCGCCCATGAACATGACGGTGGTTTCTGGTGGCGTGATGATTTGCAGTTCGTCTGACATAAAGCCTCGCGGTGGTTAAAAAAAAGGGGAGACAAGCTCCCCGAAGTGGTCTGGCAGGGTGTTCGGTTACGCGGTAATGCGAGCCTTGAAGTATTGCGACTCGTTCGTGCCGTTCTTGGTAGTGTCCTTCAGCACTTTGCCTTCCAGCTCCTGGACCGCGTAGTCTTCGCCGATCAATGCAACGTCTTTTGCTGCACCGATCTTCACGCGGAAAGCGTGGATCGTGGTCGACTTGCCGGAGCGGGCTTCGTTCAAGCCGTCGAAGAAGATCTCGTATTCCTGCGAGCTGTTCAGCAGCGCGTCGATAGCGCTTGCATCAGCTTTGGTGTACGCGAAGTTCAGAGACTGGCCGTCAGTGAAGGAGGCAGTTTCTGTCAGATAGATGCCGCCACCGGATACGGTGTAATCGGTATCTTCTACCAGCGCGGTCTTGCCCATGCAGGTCAGCACAGCAGTGCCGTCTGAAGTAGTGCCGCCGACAGTAGTGCCGAAGCTAGGAGGCGAACCGGCAGCGGTTCCTGCAGTGGTCACCTTGTAGTAGTAGTCGTTCGGCGTGGCAGGCTTGATCAAGTCTCCCAAAGCCATTGACATGCCGTTCGTGCGCGATGCAGCAGCGCCGCCAGCAGTGATGACAGGCGCGACAGTGGTATCGATGATGTTGCTCGCAGCAACCAGGCCGCCTTTGTAGCCGACATGCGCTTCAGTGGTCACCGCAGCAGCTGCGATAGTGGTCACGTCGCCGAACAATGCGATGGCAAGGTTCTCAGGTGACAGATCGTGCAGCGACATGCTGCAAGTCACACCGGATACACGGCGCACTTCGTTGTAAGTACCGCCGCCGCCTTGCGTGAAGTCCTTCAGCTCCTTCGTTTCTTCTTCGATAGCGAAGTTGAGCGCCGAGCAGTTGCCGACAAAGCGCAGTGGAGCTGCAGAACCAGCGACACGCAAAGAAACCTTGCCGACGCCAATGTATGAGTAATCTGTCATGGTCTTGCCCTCTGTTTAATTAACGTCTCCGCGCACCTGCCGCTTCATGTGGAACACAAGCGGGAAGTACCCAAAACCTTCTCCGTATGCCGGACCAGGTGTCTCCACCATTTCCAGCGGCGGTAATCCTGTTGCGGGTCGCCATCCCATCAGTGCCTTGATAATTCCCTCAAGGATCGGGTCGGCGTTCTCGCGTGTACCTTGTTGCGAACCGTGCCTGCTTGCGCTTCGTGTCACTGTCCAGATGATGAACTCCTGGGCCAGTGTTGCTACGTGTGGCGCGCCTTTCAGGGCATCGATTCCAGTGATGCCGTTGTAAGCAACAAAGCACGCTGCCGCAACCTGCGACTTGTCCTTCGCGTTCTCGAGGTCGATCGCCGAATAGATCTTCGGCTTAGGGTCAAGCGTTGCCAGTTTCGCCTCGAGCCTCGCACAGATGGCTTCCTCTACGTCGATAAACGTGCTCATGCCTTGGCCGCCTTCTCGAAGTGGTTGTACAGCGCGGTCAGGACATCAGCTGCCCACTGGGGCGGTAGCTCGGTGGATCCAGAGGCATCGAGCGGCAGGAATGGGCGAGCCGGTATGGTCACCTTCTTCGCGAAGATCGGGCCAACCGGGGACATCCAGCGCAGGTACTTGGCTGTCTTTGGAGTAATGACAGCGCCGAACTGGTGGATGGCTGGGAACTTGACGCCCTTGCTCTGCAGGTTTGTGCCGATCTCAACAGAATCCCCGTCGACAACCTGGGCTGTGATCGATGCCAGCAAGTGACCGGTGTTCTTCAGTGGCTGGCCTGGACGGGAGAGTGGCGACAGCTTCTTCCACGGGTTGCCCCATGGATCAATGCCTGACCTGAAGCCGAGCTGCACCTTCGTCTTGACCTTGCGACCCACGACCTGCATTGCAGGGGTCACGTTGCCGCTTGCGGCCATCAAGTCATTCAGCTTCTTCTGGACTTTCTGATCCAGTACCTCGATGGTCATTCCACGCTTTGCCATGTCAGAAGTCGCTCAGTTTGGACATGGTGAAAACGCGGTCAGGCTCGACGTACTCAATGCCGCCAGCTGTCTCGAGCTGGGTGACAGAATCAGAAGGCAGGGTGATGACGCCGTTGCTGATGTCCTTCAGCTGCTTCAGGCTGTCCTCGTAGCGCTTGCGCACTTCTTCCGGAGCGTTGTTGCCATAAAGCATGTAGCGGACAACGTTGCAGGCAATGCCAACGATGATGCTCGGGACAGGGGAAAGCGGGGTGGTGTACTTCGCGGCCAGATAGCCGTCGATCAGCGCGTCACAATCGGCCTGTGCCGATGTCAGCGCATTTGAATCTGCGGTGTCGTCAAGGTCGCGATCAAGTAGATCATCGACTTCCCTATCCCCGAAACGGGCTTTAAGGTCTGCCTCGGCGCAATAGGACATAGACGAAATGCCTCAAAATTAGGTGGGCATCCGTGCCCGGCAGGAAAAAGGTAAAGGCGGGAAAACTCCCGCCCTGTATTACGACAGCTTGATGGTCTGGATAGCAGCCGGACGGCCGCAGATCATCTTGAAGTGAGACTGCAGCGAGATTTCCCAGCCTTTGATGCCCTGGCTGTCCTTGATCTCACTTGAGCCGAGGTAGTAGGGCTGGCCGAGCGCGCCTTGGCCGACAGATTCCAGCGTGTCGTTCGGGGCGAAGCCTTGGAAGAACAAGCCTTTCACTCCAACCGGGAACGCAATGGCGCGGTTCGATGTGATGTTGATGTCGGAAGTACCGCGGTAGCGCTCCCACATCACATTGCCGTAGGCGAAGGATTCCGTGGTGTCACCGCGCAGTTCAGCCGCAGCTTGCCAGTTCAGGTAAGTCTTTCTGATCTGATCGTTCTCGATCAACTCAGCCCAAAAGCCGTCTTCGCACAACACGCGGATGCCGGTGTAGCGAATGCCCTTAAGCGCCGATTCGATCGGCTTGACCAGCTTGTTGAAGATTTCCTGACGCACCTTCGTCGCATCAGTCTGTACGGCGATGGTCACAGCAGCCGGCGCGCTGCCGAACTCGCTAGAGCTGGGGCTAACCAGGCACGCCATGCGCTTCGACTCGAAGGTCAGGTCTGCGGTTTCGCGCAGGACCGACACTGTCTGGTCACGGCGGTACTGCAGAACCTCTGCCGCGCCAGTGACGCCGGCACCGCGCGCGTTCAGCACTTCATCGGCGTAGACGCTGCCCTGATCGCCGTAGCTCTCAGTGGTGAACGTGTGCACCTTGCGCTTGTTCAGGCTAGAGCGCTCGCGCACACCGCCACGAGGAATGACCGTCATGATTTTGCCGGTGTTCAGCGCAGCTTCCTCGATAGCGAAGGTGGTAGAGGTCAGCGGCACGGTCTCGAACAAGCCGAGTTCGCCAAGACGGCCCGGGACGTAGTTCGTTTTGTCGAGCGAGCGAACCAGGTTTTCGCGGGTGAAATAGTCGCGGAAGTTGTCCATCTGTTACTCCTGTGAGTCTTGGGCGAATTAGTCGCGGATTTTGATGTTTTTGGCCAGCAGATCAGCTGTGCCAGCCGTGATGCCTGTGGAATCGTTGTCATCCCAATCCAGCAAGTCATTCTTCACTTCTGCCAGACGCTCGAATACGGTCACGGACTGAGCGGAGGCGCTGTTGTCCGCTGGGTAAGCGAGAATCGCGGCAGCCACCTGAGTGCCGTCAGTAGCGGTGTTGTCATATACCGCGTACTGGACACCGGATGCGATTGACACCGTGATGGTCGCGGTGTCGCCAGCAGCCCAAGTGTTTTCGGTGTCGAAACCGATGCCGTTGGCGTCGTATGTGTCGCCAATGGTGTACAAGCCGAGGAAAATGCCATCAGGGTCGAACAGTTCAGCTTTTGTTGCTGAGACGCAGACCAGACGGTACACACCAGCCTTTGCGCCAGCCTCAGCCGTCACAGAGTCGGCAACAAAGTCGCCGTTGCCCGCAGTAGTGGCAACACCAACCGCCGTGTGCGCACCGCTATTCTTCTTGCCCAGCACAGTGCCGGCGACAAGATCACCCTGGCTGGCAGCAAGAGTTACCTTCTCGCGTGAAAGCTGGCCGGGAGCTTCGGAAACCAGAAACTCAAGAGCGCGGACTGGTTCGTTAAAAGTTGCCATGTGGTTATCCCTCGACTATTGATTGGTGGTGGATTAGGCCTTAGCTTTACCTGAGACCTGATCCATGATTTTTGCTTCCGTCTTCTTCACGTCGAAGTCGTCGGCATTGCCGGTATCCTTTGAGCGCTCGCTGAAGTCGACAGCTCTTGGCAGGTCGTTCAGGAACTTCTCGAAGAACGCGCGCTGGCTGAACTTCTCGGCCTTGTCGCCTTCGCCGAACTCGACAACAGTGTCGGCATCCTGCAAGGAAGCCATGAAGTCGGTTACCTGATCCTTGTGTGCTGGAAGAACTTTGCCGGCAGCGATCAGCTCGTCGACTTTGCCGGCGATCTCTTTCTTCAAGAGAACAGCTTCACGCTCGGCCAATTTCTTTTCTGCTTCCGCGAAGTCAGCACTCTTTGCTGCTTCTGCCTTCAGGCGATCGTTCTCGGCCTGCATTTCGGCGATCTGTTCAGGTGTCATGCCAGTGTCCTCGGTGCGTTGATTGTTTGGCTCAGCGAATGATCGGACGGCAAGTGGATCGTCCGCAACCTGCGACTGTGCAGCGCGTTGCCGCTCTGCCTCGCCGTTCAGTTCGTCGATCATGTAGCTGGGCAACATCTTGTCTGCTACTTCTATGCCCTTCTCAGCAATGAAGTATTCACGCAGGCCGCGGAACAAGCCGCCAAGTTGTGACCAGATCCACGGTGAGGTATCGCCGAACTCGACCACGCCTACCTCTGCGTCACTGAAAGCAACGTCCTTCAAGCCTTTCACAGCAGGAGGTTGGCCACCAAGGAAGCCAACGTGCCGCAGGTACAAAGTGCCTGGCTTGGGATTGTTTGGGCTGTCTGGCAGGTAGAACGAGGCGCTGCGCTTCTTGTAGCGGCCCTTCTCGACCAGTTCAGCAAAGTCAGCGTCGATCTGGTCAGGGTGTGCAGTGATAACGCCGTCAGCGTAGGACAGCGAATTGATCCAGCCGAAAGCCGGGTGATTGTCGCGCGGGTGACCTACAACGATCGGTGCCTCACTGATGGCCGGATCGTATGCCTCGACGGAAGCGCGGAGCATGTCCTCGCTAAAGTCCATCGTGGTTCCATTGCTGCTGGTCTGTGTGCCTGCCCTGAAGATTTCGAACGGCTTCATGGTGTCCCCTCAATACATGCGGGCGATGGTGTCTGCCTCCTGCTTAGGGGTCAACCTGCGACCGTTTCGGTATCTACGAATGGTCTGGTGATGGCGTGGCGCTTACCTTGTCCCTGTGCGGTGTCGGCAGCTGGTCTTGCGACGAGGGGTCTTGGTGCTGGCAGCTGGCACCGCGCTCAATTCATCATAGGCAGGAGAACAACATGGAACAGGAAGAAGAACAAGCAACACTCGTCATCGAGCTTGAAGTCGTCGAGTCTTCAAAGATTCACGCCATCGGCCACGATCCGGAAACGAAAACACTGGCCATCCAGTTCAAGAACTTCAAAACCGGGCAGGCTGGATCAACGTACCACTACGCCAACTTCAGCGAAGAAAAGTTCGCCGAGTTCAAGGCGTCCGAGTCAATCGGCAGCTACTTCGGCAAGAACATCAAGCCTGAAGTGGAAGCGCACCCATACAAAAAGGTTGCATAGCAAATGTTTATCAGCGCCCAGCCGGACAAAAGCACAGCAGAACGCAGCTGTGTGGTGGCGTAAAACACCGGCAGCATTGCACTGTATACACGCCGCGTTCTCAAGACGCAGCTACCTCCTTTGCAGGGGCAAAGCCGAGTAGTCCACGTCACGGACTGCACAGACGCATGGCGATTGGTTGGAGAGCGAGCGTTGACGGCACTCTCCCTAAGTGCGGCACGGTTACACCGTGTGAGCCAGTCGCCAGCCGTGTGTGGTGTCGAAAGAGTGAGCAACTGGATCGCCTGAAAGGGTTTTAGCAGCGCACGCGGTAAGCGTGGTCTAGCGTGGCATAAGAAAAGATCAGGTCACCACACTTCAATCAACGGAGTAAGAACATGGCAAAAGAAAACGTAGAAATGCTGCTCGCCAGCTGGCCTACCGCCGTCCTGTCACAGGCAGCTCGAGGCGAGATTGATCTCAACGAACTCGCGCACCATGAGCTGTGCAAGCGGCACAAGAACGCAGCCGGTGATGACGTTACCGCCGAACTGGCGACGCAAGACTATCTGAACGTGTGGGGGTGAGGAATGACAAACAAACAAATCATCGCCCTGCTCTGCGTGGCCGGCGTCTTGGTCTTCATGGCTGGGGTGGTGGTGGGTATATGAACGACTGGCAATCAGCAAGAACCCGCGCGTGCGGTTTTATCAACATTGACGAACACACTGCAAGCCTGCGGCCTTTTCTGGCCGTCTGCGTGGCTATCACGCTGGCCTGTGTGGGTGCGCTGGCGTTGGAGTTGCTGTGATGATTAACGACATAAACTCACCAGCGCACGCTCTGCACACCGCTGGCTTTGTTGCTGCAATGACAGACCGTTTAGCCACTTACCACTCCGATCCTGAGCCACGGATGCGGAAGTATCCGTTACCGGCGATCATGCTGTCGCAGGAGCAAGCAAGGCTGGCGCTGGATTGGTGGGACAGCTACCCGGCATGCGGGGCAACGATTGATCATTGGAACCTGGTGCATGCACTGGAACTGGCCGCACTTGGTGACGAGCCAGAGCCGCAATCAGAAGCCGCGCCTGGATTCCCGCGTGCGCGTGACTTTAACGAAACGCCTGCCAGTGAGTGGGCAAAACTAGAAGGAGAAAAGTGATGTGGTTATTTCTGAACAATGCAATGCTGTCCATTGTGGCGCACAAGGACGAACCGAAGATTCTGCACGTGCGTGCGCGGGTGAGGGGTGACATTGAGGCAGTGTTCCCGAACGCTACCGTGATCGAGACACCGACTGGTGACTACCAGTTCAGGGCTGATATATCGCGCGTCGATGTGGCTAATAAAATGATCGACCTGTGCTACGACATGAACTACACGAACTTCAAGAAATCAGTGCCAGATCAGGAACGGCACAACGTGTACTACAAGGTCTGGAATGCGATGTGGGAGTGGCAGTACCGGATGAAACAAAAGGCAATTCCTAAACGAGGAAGACCAAGGAAACAGCCCGCTGGCGCATAAGCAAGAACTACAGGTGTGCGCCACCTTTGACGGCGTGAGGAAATAAACATGAAAACCAACTCACTGAAACACGTAATACTGGCTTCCATGGCGTTAAGCTGCGGAATGTCTCTGGGTAAATATGTGATGAGCAACCCTCGCGTCTTACAGTACAACCCAGGCAGCGAAGCGATGTTCTCAAGGGGTAACTCCGGAGTGCGCCAAGCTCAGCGCGCTGCAAAATCCCGCCGCAATGTACGAGCCAGAAGCAAGCACTGATCAGCGCGACAGATCAACAGAACCCGCTTCGGCGGGTTTTTTTATTCCTGGTCGATTGGCTTGGCGAGCTCGTCGCTCAGTATTGCCAGAATGTCCGCCCGTTCTTCAGCGTAGGTTTTGCCAAGCGCCTGCAGCTGGTTCTCGTAGTCATTCAAGGATGTACCAGCTTCCTTCTGTTGCTCGATGCCGGCCTCCCACTCTTCAATGTATCCGGATCCATCAGGTCCGTCGAACTCGATCACGTTGCCCTTCGGCTTGAGGGTTGCTGCGTACCTGTGGAAGTTGTTCAGGTGCGCCGTTTCTTGATACAGGTGTCCAGGGCAGACAAAGGCAAACCCGTCCGGTGTTTGGAATACGTGAGCAGCGCTTACAGCGATGTCAGATCCATTTTGACCAATGTACACCACCGCGCCTTGCCACTCCTCAAACATCATGCCTGCCCCTTGTACCTGATCACGTCTTCGAGCTTGCGCCCGTCCGGCCACGTGCTGTATCCGTGGTCACGCATGAATTGAATCATATCTTCGGCCTGTTTTTGATACGTAAATAACACAGTGTCGAGTTCGTCGAAGATCGACAGGCCATCCTTGAAAATGGTCTCATTGCGTGATGACCTGGCAGCATTGGCCCAGCCCGATGGATCAATGTTTCGATTTGCTAGGTAGCGGTCTGTTGTGTTCCCGAACTCGTCGCCGTTGTAGCTGATAGCATCTACACGACGCAGGACAGATGGCTTCCAGTACAGGCCGCCGCCCTTTGTTCTGCTGTTGCCCATGATGCGGGTGAATATATAGCTCCCGCCTCCGGTACCGATGTCTGCCGACACAGATGTTCCGCTTTGCATTGGTAGGCCGCGGCGCACCATGTCAGTTCGACTTACATACATACCACCTGATTCAACTATGCTTTTCAGGTTTCGGAGCATCAGCGTGTCGTGCGCGTCAGTGCCGAGACCGGTTGGGTTGTTGTAAACCGTATATTTGCTGGCGAACTTTTTGAAGTCTGCTTCGTTCAAGTCTGCCCGTAGCTGCTGCGCACGACCGTGGCCGAACGCCTGATACTTGCCATCGTAAGTGCCATAGTATGGCGACTTGCTGATGTCGGCACCGGCCATCTTGTTCACGAGCTCAAGCTTCTTGGCGATGCGCTGCTCCTGGTCTGCAATCCCAGAGAGGGCTTCAAAGTCGCTTTTGTAGTTTGAGTTGCTGACGGTATACAGGCGCGCGTGCTTGTTCAGGTACAGCTCAAGTCGATCAGCGTCTGTTGACCTGTGCGCCTTGATGCCTAGCTTTTCCAGTGCTGATAGCGTGTCGCCGGTGATGACGGTGCTTGTGCCATTCTTTTCTATGGTTAGCGTTCCCTGGAATGACCTGCCACTGCTGTTTCCTTTGAACGGAACATAAGTCACCTTGGCGCCATCGATCTCTGTGATGAAGACAGTGTCAACACCGGGAACGTCATAAGTTCCGTTTGTCAGCGTTGCATAGCCGCGATTTACTGATGCAGTCCTGTTTCTCCATTTTGTAGACTTCTGCCACTGGATGCCGTCATTTGTTTCTAACGGAAGCGGACTTCTTACAATAGGTTGCAGCTTGTCTGTCTGGAACATTCCATCAATCTTGATGGCTTGGCTGCTGGCAGATTTGCCTTCCATTGCCTGCGCAAGCTTGCCATACCAATCAGAAAGGTAATTCTCAACAGCAACGATGTGAGCATCGTCAACACCTTTTATTGCTGAAGCTCTCACCAGCTCCTGTAGTTTTTCTTCCATTTTATCTTTAAGGCTTGCCCATCGATCAACGTTGACCTGGTCGATTGCGCCACCTTTTGCCGCCCTTGAGTTGATCCCTTTCAGCAGCTGGACTATTTCACTGTTCAGGCTGGTCGGGTCTGCTACAACTAATGGCTCGCCGTGGCTGTTCTGGGCGATGATCTGCTCAAGTTTTGCGCCACCTTGTTCTGTCAGCTTCAGCTGTGTGCGCGTTAGCGTGCCGCCGCCAGGAGTCTTAAATGTGGAGACGGTGACATTATGATCCTCGATGTCGCCTGAGTCTGTGCGTATTGCGTAACCGTTTGACCGTGAATCAATGATCGTTTTCTGCTCGATGTTTGTGACTTGCTTGTTGCTGTCAGCAACGGGTGCAGGCTTGATGTCTGCATCAGGTCTGGCCTTGGGGTAGCGCTCCCAGAGGTCTTGCTTGCGGGCGATCAGCGTTTCCGCGAGCTTCACACGGTCGGCCACGCTCCTTGGTCCGAACTGCTCGACCAGCTTCTCGATGTCAGTATCCTTGACCAGTAGAACACGGCGCACGCTTTCTTCGATTTGCTGATCAGTGAGCTTCCCGAATACTTTTGCGGCTTGTGCATTGGTTCGTGGATCTCGCAGGGTATCAAGTTCTGTGACTGTATTACCCCATGCCGAGCCTTTTGACCCGCCCTGTGCGCGGTAAAGCAGGCCGCCGCCAGTATCTACCCGATAAGCCTTTGCCCCCTTGAGTAGCATGTTGTCGAAGTTGAGGCCAACCACGTCCCAGTTTGCTAGCCAAGCATCGACAGCAAACCCCTCTGCCACGCCTGGTGTCTTGGCGACCAGCTTGGCCTTGTTCGATTCAAGCCCCTCAATGAACCTGGAGGCAATGCCTTTCTTTCCGTCGACCGTCACGAAGCGATAGTCGGGAACGTCAATGCCGGTTAGCTCGTACAGCTTGGCGGTCAGGGCTTCATTGCTAGCAGCCTCGATGTTGTCGGGGAACTTCACGTACCACTTCTCGCCTGTCTCAGTGTCCTGGAACAAGCCACCCGGGTTGCTGCCCTTCTGTGGGCCGATCTGGACGAAGTTGTCGACTGCGGCTGGCGCTTGTACTGGCTCTGGCGCGATTGCGTCCTGTGTGGGCGCTGGTGAGGCCGGAGCAGGCTTCTCGGCATTGATCTTGGTCTTCTTCTTGTCTATGTCGGACAGAATGCTCTGCTGATCGGCTTCAGGCAACGACTTGAAGGCGTTGACCTGCGCCTCGGTCGGGATCTTGCCGGCGACGATCTTGGCTTTGTAGCCGCTGATCATGCTGGCGGTGTTGGCCTGCTGCTTGACCTCGATCACCTTGGCTTCGAGCTTTGCCGCCTGCTCGATTACAGATAGCCCGTCGAGCTCCCCAGCCTTCTGCATGGCTGCGAGAGCCTTGCCCTGTGCGCTGGTAGGGGTTGCGGATTTGAACTCGTCCAGCTTTGCTGTAGCGTCAGCATTGGCCTTCAGCAGGGCGTTCTTCTGCTCAATGTCTTTGAGCAGGGCGAGCTGGGCTTCTTGCGGCAGTGAATCGAAGGCTTTCTGTGCGCTGGCTGATGGATTCTTACCGGCCTGCAGCGAGTTCTTGTACTCGCTGAGCCACGCCGACTGCTTGGCCTTGGCTGCTTTAGCCTGTGCTTCGGCCAGCATCTGAACCGGTCCCAATTCTGGACTCTTTGCCTGCAGCGACTTGATCGCAGTGGACAGGTATGGCGTCTTGTCAGCCAGTGCCTTGTCCATTTCGGCCAGCGCTTTCGTGGCCGCGCTTACCATTGGCTCTGTCGGCAGCGCCTTGGCTTTCTCGGTAGCCAGTTTCCGCAGGTCGTCAATGCGTGAGGATGCCGCATGCCCGAAGCCGGGATCGACACCGTTCGGCACCTTGATCGTTTTACCTGTGCGCGGGTTTGTCCAGTCGTAATAGCTGGTCTGGGGTGACTTACCAGGAGCCACACCCAGCTGCTCGAGGTCTGAATCGTCGAGCTGGATCACTGAGCATCGGCAGTTGTAGCCGCATGGCGGTGTGTGGAACTTCCAGAACGTGTCCGTGATTGGCAGCACCTTGCCATCCCATGCTTTGTGAGCTGGCCGCGTGCGATAGTCGTCGATCGCGTCATAAAGCAGGTACGGCGCATCCTCGGCCTGTGCCTCGATCTGATCCCAGTGGCCTGCAGCGTAGGCGCTGGCCATGTTCGTGCGGAAGATGGTCTTCAGCCTGCCGGGGCTGCCGAGCTGGGCAATGATGGTCTCGCCCGTGAGCGGGTCAAGCATGGCCTGCCTGCCCCACCAGCCTTTCTGCTGCAGCATGGGGATCAGGTTGTCTGCCCAGTCGCGGAACACAACACCGTTCGCCAGTGCGTCATCGAGCGATTCCTTGACGTCGGCGAGCATGTCCATGTCCATCATCTTCGCGACCGTGAACGCTGACTTGTGTTCGTCGCGCATCACGTCTTGCCATGCAAACGAGGTCTTCAGCCCCTTCGCCTGAAACCTGTCGATGGCTTCCTGTGCAGGCACGTCGAAGCCTGACGAAGGCATGATGTCGAAAAAGTCGAGGATGCCTTTCACTGCGCGGTTACCTCTGCGCTCTGAATGCACCCATCAGGCGGGAAATGAAGTTCGCCCGTTCAAACTTCTGCACGGCTTGAGCGGGTGCTTGCTCTGAGAGCATTGCCACGAGCTGCTTCTGGAACGTGTCGTAGTCGCCGGACGTTTCGGCATAGTCGAGCAGCTGCTGCACACGAGCGCCAAGGACTTGCTCGTATTGGCTGGCAAGCAGGTTGGCCGCTGCCACCAGTGATGTGTGATCGCCACGAGTTGCCGCTTTGATGGCCATCAGCCTTGCTGTCTCGGCAAAGTTCTGCGGGTCTTCGTTCGGATCTTGACCAGGTGCCGGCTGTCCAGGCTGTTGTGGTTGTCCACCCAGTGCCGCGATCATCCTTTCAGCCGCCTGAGACTTCACCCAGCCTTCGCCGTAGGTTTCCTTGATGTAGTCCTCGGTTGGCTCGTAGCCTAGATCCTTGATCTTCGCGTCACGCTCTGCGCGCTTGCCAAGGTCTTCCTCGGCTTCAGTCTTGCGCCATACACGAGGATGGGCAACACCCGGGAAGTTGTACTCGCACCACCACTTCACTACGGTGTTGTTGAACGATTCGCAGATCAGGTCAGCGTCGGCCGTCACCACCATGTCGCGCACACCAGCATGCGTTTCTGACTGGCTGCGGCTGCTGCCATTGTCCGTAGTCATGGTCTGCGACAGGACGATCTTCGCGATCGCTGCGTCCATGGCCTCTTTCATGGTGTCGTAACTGCCAGCGCCTGAGCGCGCGGCTTCCAGCAACTCAACTGTGGTGCCTTCTGGTACAACGACAGCAGAATCAGTGGAAATGGAACGCAGAGCGTTCAGCATCTTGGTTCGTTCAGCGGTATCGTTTGCCTTGCCTGCGGGCATCTTGCCCAAGGCTGTCGGCATGCCGAACTTCTCGAGGAACACCAGCCAGAACTTGATGTCGTTGCGCTTGAAGTAGACAGGCCAGTACAGCCAGTGTGCAAGGCCGAGACCGTAGGGGTTGTCGTCGTGGTCTGCACCGGTACGCACCACCCAGAACTTGCGGTCTGGCATCTGATGGTATTGGCCGTCCTGCTTCTGCAGCCACAGGTTGCTATCAACATCAAAGCGGAAGCGAGAGCGGTCGCGTATTCGAATGTCGAAGTCGATCATGCTGCCATTCAGCTGCCACATGACTTCACCGATACCGAATCCCCAGAACGTGGCCCAGAGTTGCATGTCGGTTATCTTGTCGAAGTTGATGCGCTTCAGCAGCTCGCGCAGTGCATCAGCCGCTTTCTTCGCCGCGCGATTGTTCTCGATGCCGGGTTCGACTTCCCAAGGGCTTGAAACTACTGCAAGGCGGCGCTGCTGGAATGTCGACTTGACTTGATCGTCACGCGCGACTTCCTTGTAAACGTCGAACGTCCCGCCCCTGGATGACATCACGGTGTCAGGGTTGCTCATTGGCTGCAGGTACGCCGAGGCGATAACCGACGCGCTTTGACTTGCCGGTGCAAGCTCTTGTGTGTTTGGCTTCTGGATCTCTGCCATGTCAGTATCCGTCGAGGTCGGTATCCGATCGCACCGTACCGTATCCTGTGTCAAGGTCAAGGTGCGACCCTTTGGAATCGTATGCGCTGTGGCCTGCGCGTTGCTGTCCTGCACCCCATGCCTCGAACGGAACAGTGTGTGCATGCACCCACTTGAGGAACTGGCTTGTGCTGTCTACTTGGTCATCGTGTGCAGCAAGCGGGAAAATGGTCATCTCGATTTCGTAGTCGAGCAGCCAGCTGGAAACTTCTGGCAGGAACACCAGGCCTGATTCGATGATGCTCGACACCGCGTTCATGCGACTGACTTTGTCGCCTTCAGGCTCGATGGCGATCACAGGTAATCTGGTTTCTGCACGCAGCTCCTGAATCAGCGACTGGCCACTGGCCTTATCCTCGATCAGCACAGCTGTCGGTTTCCACTTCTCTGCCAGCGATCTCACAGCCCGCTTCACTGCCGGGTAGTCCATGCGTTCGCGGAAGGTGTCGAGCAGGAAGTACCCATTAGGCGTCACCGCCCACGTAGTGCACACGGACGGATCATTGATCTGCTTGTCCTTGTATGCGGTATCCCAGCTCTGCACGATCATGGTGTAGTTTGCTGGGGCTGTGCCGTAGCGCTTGAACCATGCAGCTTTGACGATGCCGCCTTCAGGTGATGCGTTCCAGTCTCCAAGCAGCCACGCCTGCACCAGCCACGCAGGGCCAGAGCCTCGCAGACGGTTGACGTAGGTCGGGTCGTTTGCAGCCAGTATCTGGTTGTCTTCCAGCCGCGAAGGTATGAAAACCCGCAAGTCACCTGTGATTGGGTCGACGTGCGGGGTCATCGGTGGTGCGGGGTCTATGTATCGCGACTTGATCCAGCTGTGCCCAGGGCCGCCGGGGTTTGCCGTGAGGCGCAGGAAGGTAGGCACGCCGAGCTTTGACCGGAGCGTCGCCTTCAGTTTGTCGATCGGCGCCGGGTCGGGGAAGTTGCCAGCCTCGTCTATGCCCATCCATGTGTACTGATGCCCCTGGTAGCGTTCAGCATCAGCATCACGCTTCAGGTATCGGAGCTTCAATTGTGCGCCGCTTGGGGAGTGCCAGACGTTCTTCGATCCGTTGAACTTCCAGCCGAGTGGCCCGTAGATGTCCTGCGCCTGAGCCTTGACCTCGTCGAGTTCGTCATAGGTGCGTCGGAACAGGACGCCTTTTGCGCCTTTGCCGTAGAGGGTTGCATGCTGCAGGAAGTCACCGAGCAGGGCGTAGGTTTTGCCACCGCCACGCGCACCACCGAACAGAATGTCGCCGATACCACATGAGAGCAGCGCAGTCTGTGGACCAGGCTGTGGAGCGAAGGCGACAATCGTGCCCTCGTTTTTGATCAGCCGGACGGCTTCACTGAGCGGCTGTCTGCCGCCGCCTACCTGATCGATCAGGTCGCTGGTTTGCTGAAGGCTAGCGCCCATGCCTCTGCACCAAGCTGGGCGGGCAAGGCCACGATGACCGGCCCCTGGGGTAGTTCGTTGCCATCTGGATCAGTCGGGGACACTTTGAGGGGCTTGTCGGTGCCGAGCAGCTTGGCGCGTCGATCCTGGATGCCGAGCAACACAGTCATGTAGCGCGGGTCGCCAGTTTGACCACCTGACTCGATCTTGGCTTTCCTGCTTGCTATGGTGCCGCCTTCTGATGTTCTCTTTGTGCCTGGTTGTTCTTCGACTACCTTTTTCTGGTAGTCCTTCTTGCTTTGTTCCCACTCAGCAATAACCTCGGCCTCCATGAAGTCGAGCTTTGCAAGTTCGCGCGTCTTGATGGAATCGATGTCTGCCTTGGCGCTTTCCTGCCACTCGGCTTCAATGACCTTCAGATCACGGGCAACGGTTGGCTGACTGAGCCCTAGATCTTGGGCGATCTGCTGTTGTGTTTTGCCGAATAGCCTAAGCCGGGCGATCTTCTGCCGGTCCTTGAGCTTTTGCGCCTTTGTTCGTTTGTCGCCTGCCATTATTCACACCATTGCTATTCACTTTTAGCCAGTAAAACGCATAAATGTGCCGTTTTCAATCCATAAATGAACTACCACAACGTGGGCATGTGCAGTTTTCTGCCATAGGTGGCTGCTTGTCTGGTGGAGTTTCCGCTCCAAGTATGCCGCCTTGACGTTCAACTTCAGCCAGAAGGTCATCCATTGCATCGTCTAGCTCGCCGCTATACCGGAGTGAATCGATCAGTTCACGCAGCTTGATGGTGTCGGTACCAGCGTCCGCTGCCAGTGGATCCAGCACAGCCAGAACCAAGGCTTCTTCCCGTTCTGACAGGTCGACATACACGACAGGCACCGAGGCGTCTACCTTGACGGCTTCTTCGACCCGCAGGTGGCCGTCGATGATTCTGCCGGTGCGTTCGTTGACGATGACGCGTTTAACCCACCCCAGTGCATCCAGAGCAGCGTTTAACGCCTTGGCTTGTGCGATGGGGTGGTCTCGCCAGTTCAATGGGTTGGCGGTCAATGTGGAAGCTTTAACCTCTGCTGTTCTGGTTATGCGGTTCTTCATGCCAGCGTTCTCCGTGTGTGGTCGTATTCGATGCCGAAGACCTGCCGCCCGATCTCTAGGGCGACCCGCTGCATCATGAATGGCGGGACGCTCATGCCGCAGACATACCGCATGTCTTCTTCAAGCCGGTTGTAATCGTCCGGAAAGGTCTGCAGCCGGATGGCTTCGGCCTGCGTGATCTTGCGGTTCTCTGTGCTGTGGTATAGCTGGCAGGATGCGGTCAATGTTGGTGCTGGTTTATCTGGATGTAGCCGCACGAGGTTGAACATGCTGCCTTTTGGGTTTGAGTCAGCAAGACAGCCTCCTGGCGGTGTTCTCACCAGATACTTCATCACGCCAGGACCTGCAGGTCTTTCGTCCTCATGAGTGACGCCATCAAAGGCCTGGCTTGAAGTGATGATCTGCTCGATGAACTCCAGCTTCACTGGCGGGGCGTTGAGGTCTTCGCGGGTTGCAATGAAAAACGTCCGCTCTCTTGCTTGTGGCACACCCATGCGGGAGGCATTGAGTAGGAATAGCTGTGGCCTGTATCCGGCATCACGGAATGCCTGGAAGATCTCAGCGACGTAGCCCTTCGCCTTGCCGATGATCAGGCCGCGCACGTTCTCGGCAACCACAACCTTTGGCTGCAGCTTCTTGGCAATGTCAATGAAGTGGAAGAACAGGTCGTCTAGGCGCTGTACTTGCTGGCCTTCGCGGAAGTGTGTCTCGACACCCCATTTCTTGTCGCGTGAACCAGCGGTCGAGAATGCGGAACATGGCGGCGATCCATCCAGAATGTCGAGCTTGTAAAGTTCCTGCGGGATGTTTGGCTGGTCTTTGAACTCCTGCACCCCCATCAGGTATGAGTGCTTTGGCTTATGATTGGCGCGGTAGACCGACATCATGTCCTTGTCGATGTCAACACCGCCCAGCATCTCGTACCCTGCCAGCTTGTAGCCCATTGTCGAGCCGCCGCCGCAGTGGAAGCACGAGAAAACCTTCAGGCCGTTTTTTTCGATCTTATCTAGCGATGCAATGTTCCAAGGACCAACAAACAGCGATGGCTTCATGAGAACTTGAACCCGCAATCTGGGCACTGGTGGTCGAAGTCATCAAAGTCTTCCTCTCCGTACTCGGTTGACCCGGTTTTTTCTTTGCTGATCTTGTCTTCTTCGATAGCCCCGACACGTTCAGCGACTTCTTCGAGGTACGACATCAAATCAGCATCGCCCGTATTGGCGTGCTCCAGTAACTGGGCGAACAAAAACCCGTTCTCGTTTGCCATGTTGCTGATTGGGTCGAGCGTTGCCAGTGCCAGCAGCTCTTCTTCTTCGGTCAGCTCGACGTAATCGACCGGGACAGATTCTTCGCCGTTACGCATGGCGATCATCACCCTGGCGTGACCGTCGATCAGGTGGCCTGTTGTGCGGTTGACAATGACAGCTTGCACAAAGCCGACATCGTTCAGGATGGCTTCGAGCGGCTTTTGCTGGTGTTCTGGATGGATTCGCCAGTTGTGGGGGTTGGCAAGGAGGTCTTCTGGTTTTTCTGTTCCGTGTCCGACAATGCGGTTCTCGATAGTCATGCGGTATTACGCTCCGGCTTCTATGCTTGGAGCATTAAACAGTGATGCATCTCATTGGTCAATGGTGCCGCGATATGGTTTTGCCATGTTACAACTTACCACCAATAAATGACCCGACGCCGGCGAGGATGAAGACTACCGCACCGAACACCCACTTGCTGGCGAGGTTGTTTGTCGGTGCATTGGCTTCCAGTGACTTGATGCGAACGTCAAGCTTGTTGCCCATGTCCTCGATGGCCTTGAATGCACGCTCGATGGCTTGGCCCTGACTGATCTGGCGTTCCTCGAGCCGCACCTGCTGGCGCGCGAATACGACCAGTTCGTCGGTGTTGGCCTTAATGCCTTCGAGAGCTGACGCGAATCGGATCGTGTCATGCTCCACAGCCGTCACCCTTTCAGCCAGTCCGTTGTTTGGGCATTCATCACAAGCCACATAGGTCTCCTTACGCTTGCAGCGTCTTGCTGGAAAATAGCTCGATCGCGGCCTCTCGCCTTCTGACCAAACCCGCGAGAACCTTCCCGCCTCCCTTATTCCATCGCCGAAACTGCTCTGCAATAGCAATAGCGTCCCCGCCATCGTTTATCACTTTGCGCAGAGTAGACGAACCAAAAGCATTGCTGCCGATGTTGTAGGCCAGATCGGTACAGGCTGCCAGTAACTCAACCGAATTGATGGCCGGGCAGTATTGCAAAACGCTGGCCTGAAACCCTTTGAGCATGGTTTTCAGCATGTCGGTGGCTTGCTGCTCTGTCACCGGAGCATCGGTTGGGTTTACCTTGCGGCCATCTGGGTAGCGGGTCGTGCCGTAGCCGATAGTCCATACACCAGCCGGGCATTTGTAAGGATGGCTTTCAAAACCCTCGAACTCTTTGCAAAGCCTGGCTGATAGCTCAAGCGCGGCCGATAGTCTGTCTGGGGTCATCGAATCGCCCCCTGTGCGGCTGCCCAGGCTTGCAAGCCGATCAGCTGCTCTCGGATTCCGTGGCAGGTGTTGTAGTTTTCGGCTACGGTAGCGGCAACGGTTTGAGCGTTGGCGGCTGGCGCATCAGCAACTCTGGTGCTGTCGGGCAGGGTATTGGCTGCGGCTGCATCATGGAGCACCCGGAAACCACCAGACAGATCGCAAGAATCAGTAGACGGTACATAGACTGGAACCTCTTTGATGATGGTCTTGCCCTTCTCGCGCACGACTTGAACGCGATCCACGAACTCAGTGACAACCTTCACGGTTGCGTTTGCTTGTTCGGTGGCGGTGTTTGCAGCTGCTTCGGCTTGCTGGGCTTTCTCCAGATCCCACGATGTCTGCACACGGTTGGCGCCGTGATAGTTGCCCAGCGCGTATACAGCTGCCAGAACAGCTATCGCAATCAGTATGCGGTAAGGCAGCGGGATGATGGGAAGCGATGGAATGATGTTCATGCGTCAGCCTCTGGCTTAGATTTGTCCATCGCGCGCTGTGCAAGGTTTCCTGTGATGTAGGCTCCAACCGTGCCGAGAACAATCGTGGCGAAGATGCCGTCACTAATCTTGCCAAACCACACAAGCGCAGTACAGGCTATGCCGCAACCCATTGCCATCACGTAACGCCTGCCGCCCAGTGTTGTAATCATTGGATGCACAAAAACCTCTAACAGCTGGTGATCTTCATGGCGCAAGCCTCGTTGAATTGGTAGCGAGAGCTGGATTCGAACCAGCGACCTCCGGCGTATGAGACCGGCGAGCTACCTCTGCTCTACCCCGCAATTGACGTTGGCTTTATGCCACGGTCTCAGGTGTAAGTCACACTGCGACTAATTCGCAGGTCTCGGTGGCCAGCCTTGTCGACGATCTTCTGAATCATGGCTCGATCAAGACCAAAGTCCAGAGCCAGGGAGCGGATTGATTCTTCTGCCTCGACGAACCTGCGCACGATTTCCTCATTACGCGATGCGAGCAGGATGCTGACTTCTGGCGGCATCGGGATGGCTTCGCCACCATAGGCTCTTGCAAGAGCTTTTGCCGGTTCAAGGCCGATGTGGAATACCAGAGGGTGTTTCTCGGTGATCGATTCGACAGTGGGCACTGATACTTCCCGCCCACCATATCGACGTGCCAGCACGATCAAGTTCTGCCGGCCTATCATGGCCGCTATTTCGTCAAGCCTGTTTGCCATGTTGTTTCCAGCCCACCTTTTACAGTATCAAAAATTAACACATATCCTTTTATTGTCAATGGTTTACCGGATGCTCTTCTGCCCTGTTTATTCGCCACATCGGATCTGGGTCGCTGACATAGAATCCATTCTCTGCAGCTCGCCGCTGAATAAAGTCGTAGAACTTCGCAAAGATCTCGGTCGGCACAACATCGTGCTTGCCGTCGTATCCGGTTGTCGTTGTCCGAGCGGGCATTCTCTTGGTCTTGCCCATGACGTTGACATCTACCCAGCCGAAGAACTCACCGCAAAAAGCCCAGTGCAGATCGTTCTTGTCGCTGCCGGTTTGTTCCTCGAGCTCAACATAGGCCAAACCGAACAGCGCCTTGTTCTGTTTGATCGTGCGCTCTTTGCGTAGCGGCTCGATCTCGATGCACCAGGGTTTATCGATCGGCAGCTTATCCAGGAAGGCGTGCAGGTTGGTCAGTATCTGGTCGCGGTGCTTGTCAACGTTCAGGCAGAATCTAGCCATCAGAACTCCTCCACCTGCCAGCCGCCGCCTTGCTTCTTGGTTTTTTTCTTGATGGCGACGAACTTCAGCGGGTACAGATCGGCAGCGATTTTGATCTTGACGCGAGCGTCGTCTTGCCAGTGACCTTTCACTTCGTGCGCTTCGAGCTGGCCGGTGCTAAGCATCACAATGTAGTCAGGCGTGTAGAACGTGTTGTCAGCGAGCCGGAACTTCATGCCCTCGAACTTGTACCAGACGACCTTGCCGGTGTGCTTCAGCCATTCAAGGTGTTCACCGTAGGCCTCCTCGGTGTTGTTCTTCTCGCCGGTCTTGAGGCGACCTAGCGCCTGCATGCTGGTCTTCGCTGTTGCCGGCTTCGGCGCTGGTTTCGCTGCCGCAAAAAATCCAGAGGTCTTGCGCTTCTTCTGGATGTCGTCGTATTGCTGCTGGGTCATTTTCACGCCATTGCTTCCTCGCTTAGTAAATCGATGCACTCAGCCAGCAGCTGTTCCTGCTTGCCGTGCTTCCTGATGCCGTTCTTGATTCTGTAGAACTGGGTGCACGAAATGCCTGTTTCCTGATTGGCCTGCTTAAAAGCAACCTCGCCGGCCCTAATCTTGATGACAATGTCGTCGCTGTATTTGGCCATTGGATGATCCGCGCCTGACTTGTACGTTCCGTGACGAACCCTGTCTTGATTGTTTTCGTACTGAGAATCCCATCTTAGGTTTTCTGGTCTGTTGTCTCTCGTGTTGCCGTTGTTGTGACAGCCGACCGAGCCTTCTGGTCTTTGCCCAATGAATGCCAGCAATACGGCGTGATGACCAAATAGCTTTACCTTTTTCCCCGCGAAACCAAAATGGTAGCGCTCGTAACCCTTGCTAATGTCTGGCTTCAACAGCTTCTCTGGATAGACTTGCACCATCGTTCCGCCATACTTTGTGCGCTTGACGATGGTGCGCTCTTTTGATTTGACGCGACCATAAGTGGAAGCCATCAAGAACTCTTCGTAGCCGGGAACATCAGCCCAGATTTCCATCACTTCGACCCTTTGATTGTGATTAGTCCTTTCTCTATAAACCGCATCAGAGTTTCCGCCATCGCTCGCACGATGTCCCTGTAATCCCACTCGCCGCGCTTTCTGCCATCGATGATGTCGTGGCAGTTCATACAGGCATAACATGAGCAAATGTCAATCGACTTCATGCCCATGCCCTTTGTGCCAGTGCCAGGCGCGTGCGCAAGCACAACGGTTTCAGTCCCCGGTAAACAGCCGATCAACCGAAGCGTGCACATTTCACCGCGCGCGCTGTCTCTAAGTTGCTTGCTTACTACTTTCACTTCTTCGCTTCTCCAATTCAGTTCGCACGTCATCAGCCAGCCGGTCAGAAATCTTCTTGCTACGCTTCGCTCTGACTGCATCGATGTAATCCTTCATGGCCTTCATGCCGCCAAGGTTCAAGACGTACCGAACCTCGCACTGGTGACGCCACTCTTCGCTGCTTGTGTCAATCTTCGTCGTCGGTGCTGACATCCCAGCCCTTCCCAACAACCAGAACCGAGCAGGTCAGAAAGCCCAACGAACCGCCGATAGCCAACCCGATAAACATTGATCCCCAATCCATTACCCTCTCCCTTTCATGATGGTGACTTCATCGACCTTTGCCGGGTCGGTTTCGTCGGTTGCGTGGGTGCAGTACCAGATCGAATCTTCGAGAGCTGTGACCTGGTGCAGTGTGTTAGCCGTGACCGTCACGCAGTCACCGGCCTCGTACTCTTTTCGCGTCTTGAGTATTCCGCTTCCGTCGCCGCCGTCTGTTCGCACAAGGACGCGACCCTTTGCCACGATCGACAGGTGCGTGTAGGTGTGCTTGTGCTTGCCGATCATCTGACCGGCTTCAAGCGGTATCTTCTTGGCGTACTGGCCGTCGCCCCAGTAGTGCTCGACATTCATGCAGACACCCTTCCGCGACGTGCGATCAGTTTTCCATGCATGAACTCAGCGAACTTGTAGCTGCCCCATCTGCTGAGTTGCGTTCCGTTCTCGTCGACCACACACCAGGCCAGCTGCAGATCGCCATCGCCTGTCCAGTGGGTTGCCTTGTTCTTCAGGTGGTATCTCATTGCACACCCCCAAACATATCCCGCTGGCCTGCCATGTTGTCCTTGTGGTTCACCCACAGAACGCGACGGCCAGTGATCGGGCAAGGACGCTTCTCGCTTTCCTCGCAATCGACAAGTGTTTTTTCCTCGACCAGCACATTGACCCGACCGGATACTGTGGCCGTGTCATACCCAAGTGCTTGGGCAATCATCCGGCGCGTTACCCACCCCATCATCTTCACGTAGGCCGCAATCGCCTCCGCTTTCTTCTGGTTGATCAGCTCGGCCTGGTTGATGTGGTAGTTCTCGATGCTGCTTTCTCTGACGTTGGTTCTCATGCGATGGCCCTCAGTCCAACATTGATCGAATGCTTGCCATCGCTGCCCGCGCGGCTTCACGGTTTACAGGTGTCTTCTCGAATGGCTTGTGCTCGAGCTGCAGCTCGGGAGGAGCTACCAGTTCGCCGGCCTTCGCCTTCTCGACAGCTTGCGGCCATGCTTGTCTGAAGCGAATCGATAGCTCACCAGCCGTCAGGCTCTTGCACTCGTAGCTGCCGATCTGCTGATAGCACCAGTACAGCGCAGGGTGCATGCTTGACCAGTTGCGCTTGTCAGATGGCATGGCGATGGCGTTTAAGAACATCGATTGCGCAGTGCCGATCGCAGGCAGACCAGATTCATCGGTGCCGGATTCGCACAGCTTCAGGAACTCGATCGCTGACGGTGGCCATTCCATCTTCGCTTCGACCATCGCCGACAGGCCTGCCTTGATCATTGGCAAGGTCACGCCTCGCAATGCCGCGGCCCACACTCGACCCGGGTCGATCTCGTCACCGAACGACGATGTCCACTTGTGGCCGTATATCCTGGTCATGGTCTGCCAGAGGTGCACCACCAGCTCCCTTTCGAGTGGCTTCGATCTGTGCAAGCTCTCGCTCTGCGTTGAGCTGGACTCTCCCAGCTGCTGAACGGCTGAGGTTGCGGACTCGATCAGTGTTTGTGTTGTTTGCATAAGTGCCCCCCTGCTGAGGCGCTGGTAGTGAGTTGTGCTTGATGAATCCGTCGATCTTGCTGGCGTCCCGCAGGATCAGGTCGAGACCGTCGTAGACCGTGCTGCGTTCGTTCTGCCCCATGTGGAACGGGGACTTGGCGCAGCCGTCGATGGCTTCGATCAGTTCTGCTGCCGTGTAGCCAAGCTTCAAGGCTTTCTGGATCAGCTTGCGTCGCTTGTCATCCAGCTTGGCGTTGGGGTGGTTCATGCGAACGCGCCAGTGATCGAACACCGCGAACACAGACAACGAGTCAGCGTCAGCTGACATAGGTTTTTCTTTTCTAGTTCTATTCTCTTTCTCTTCTAGTTCTATATGGCATGTGCTAGCACTTGCTTGGCACGTGCTAGAGTCGCTCTGATTTTGTTGGGATTTCTCCGATTTTTTCTTTCCGCCTATTGCTCCAGCAATTTGACGTGATGCGCGCTCAACATCCTTGGCTGTGCGCTCGCTATCCAGCCTGCGATTGACCAGAAAGCCGTTGGCAGAAGTCTCGAAGCACCTGCTAAGCACCTGCCAAGCATTTGCCATAACATCGACCGGGCAGCCGCAGATGTCAGCCAGCTCTTCGATGTCATCGGGGATGCCGCCCTCTGCCCAGCATTCATCCAGCAGATCGCGATACAGTCCGCGCTCGATGTAGGTCATGCGCTGCACCTTTCGATTCGCCCTGAATGCCTGCCAGTGCCACCGGTAGTAACCGAGTGGAGGTAGTCGCTCGCTCACACACGCACCCCTTCACCGAAGAAGTCGGGGCGCAGCTGGTGAGGCTGGAACACGCCGCGGGTCATGTGGCACAACTCGACGACTCGGTTCTCCGGAACCTTGTTTGCGGTTCCCCACTGGCTTACCCCGCTTGGGGTCATCTCTAGGCGTTTGGCAATTACTGTCGGACCACCTGCCGCCGCGATGGCCTGCTGGGTTATGTTTGGTAGTTGATGCTGCTCTTGCTCTTGCATCGCATTTCGTCCTCCCGTTGAACTGGTACCGATAATAGTAGCAAGTCTTACAGCTTGGTAGTAGTATTTATTGCGGAAACTACGAATGGCACAGGACTCAGAAAACGCGCAGGCATTCGCTCGTCGGCTAGTTGCGCTGATGAAGGCGAAAGAATTGACCAGCGACCGGAGCAGGTCAGGGGTCGACGTGACGGCGCTCGGGAAGGCTGTCGGCGTCAGCTATGAGATGGCCAGGCGCTACGTAGAAGGGCAGGCAATGCCGCGCCCTGACACAGCCGAGGCGATCGCCCACTGGCTTGGTGTGCCTGCGTCTGCACTGGTATGGGGCGAGCCGGTAGAGCCGGGCGGGATTGATCCCCTACTGCTGGAACAGGTTTTGCAGAATGTCATATCAGCACAGCAACTGGCTGGGGTTTCGCTGAGTACCGTGGAAGCCGCGCGTGTTGTCGCCCAGTTGTACATCGAGGCGCGGGAAGGCGGGGCAATCCCACCAGCTACCCTCGCAGCCATGATCAAGGCGTTGTCGAGGAAGTAACAGAAACAGGGCACAGGATGGAAAATCTGCTGATCAAAGCCAGAGCCATTGAACTAATCCAGAACCACCAGAAAACAGTTATTCGCCGCAGATGCTGCGTGGTGCTGGTTGTCGGTATCGTGCTGGGCATCTGCCTGCTCGGCGCGCTGGAACTCCTGCTTTAACCCCGTCCTCCTGATCTCTAAGTAATTGCCGCAAGTTTGTAAGATTGCGGCTTTTTGTTGTTGCTGACTGCAACAGATAGTAGTAGCGTACCTATACCGGCAATGACGCTGGGCAGGAACAGGAGGTCTTATGACCGAACTCGCTACTACCAAGAAAGACAATCCGGTCGCCGCGTTCAGTGGCTTCATGGATAAGTTCAAACCGCAGCTCGATCTTGCGCTTCCGGCGCACATGTCTGCCGACCGTATGGCTCGGCTGGCTCTCACCGCTTTCAGCAACAGCCCGAAGCTTCAGCAGTGCGAAGCCAAGAGCATCGCCGCCTCAATCATGATCGCCGCGCAGCTCGGCCTCGAACCGGGTGTCAATGGCGCCGGTTATCTGATCCCCTACGGCAAGACCTGCACATTCGTGCCTGGCTGGAAAGGCTTGGTCGATCTGGTCTCCCGTAGCGGTCGCGGCACGGTCTATACCGGCGTGATCTTCAAGGATCAGCGCTACACCTTCACCGATGGCGCTCGCCGCGATCTGGTGATCCACAACGAAACCGATCTCGACGCACCGGAAGACATCACGCATTCCTTCGCTATCGGCTGGGTGCGTGATGCGTCTATGCCGATCATTGAGCTGTGGAGCGTGGCAAAGATCGCGAAACACCGCGACAAATACAACAAGGTCGGCAACCAGCACTACAGCTTCCGCGACTGGGAAATGTACTGCCGCAAGGTTCCGCTGCTTCAGGTGCTCAAGTACATGCCTGCTTCGATCGAACTGGCAAACGCCATCAGCGTCAGCCATGCCTCAGAAGCTGGTCGAGGCGTGACTATCGAGAACGGGATCGTGATCGACATGGACGAGCAGCCGGAAGCCGGTCGCACAGACAGCCGCGTCGAATGCTCTGCTGAGTCTTTCGACAAACAGAAAACCGGCTGGAAAAAAATCATTGAGTCGAACAGGAAGACAGTCAACGACCTGATCGCCACCATCGAAACCAAAGAGATTCTGAACGCTGATCAGAAAATCGAAATCGCGTCATGGGCGCAAGGGGCACAGTCATGAAAATCATAGAACTACAACAAGGCAGCCCTGAGTGGCATGCACACCGCGCCAGCCACTTCAACGCGAGCGACGCACCGGCCATGCTTGGCTGTTCGTCCTACAAGACCCGCACCCAGTTGCTGAAAGAGTATGCGACTGGCGCCACGCAGGAAGTCGATGCCGCTACACAGAAGCGCTTTGACGATGGTCACCGCTTCGAGGCGCTTGCTCGCCATCTTGCGGAAGCCATTGTCGAAGACTCTCTGTATCCGGTTACTGGATCAGAAGGGAAGCTGTCTGCCAGCTTTGACGGCATCACGATGACCGACGAGATCTCATTCGAGCACAAGTCGCTGAATAACGAACTGCGTGCAGTGATGGTCGAGGGCTGCACAGGAGCCGACCTGCCGAAGCAATACCGCGTGCAGATGGAGCAGCAGCACATGGTGTCTGGCTGTGAAAAGGTTTTGTTCATGGCTTCAAAGTGGAACGGTGACGAGCTGGTTGAAGAACGCCACTGCTGGTATTTCCCTGACGCTGATCTGCGCGATGAAATCATGCAGGGCTGGACGCAGTTCGCCATAGACCTTGAAAACTACGAGCACGTTGAGGAAGCGCCTGTCGTGGTAGCCGCGCCGGTACTAGATCTGCCAGCTGTATCGGTTCAGGTATCTGGTGCTATTGCGATCATCGACAACTTCGAGGCTTTCGAGATTGCGCTGCGTGACTTCATCGACACCCGATTGATCCGTAAGCCTGAGACCGATCAGGACTTCGCCGACCTGGACACGCAGATCAAGTCGCTCAAGAAAGCCGAGGACGCACTGAACGCTGCCGAGGCTCACATGCTGGCGCAGGTGTCATCCATCGACGCCATGAAGCGCACCAAGGACATGCTGCACAAACTGGCGCGTGACAACCGGCTGATGGCTGAGAAGCTTCTCGAAGCCGAGAAAACGAACCGCCGCAATGCTATCCAGCAAGGCGGCAAAGATGCCTACATCGCGCATGTCGCCTCACTGAATACACGTCTTGGCAAACCCTACATGCCTGCCCTGCCGGTTGACTTTGTAGGCGTGGCAAAGGGCAAGCGCACGATCACCAGCATCCAGGATGCCGTCAACACTGAGCTGGCTCGCGCCAAGATAGCGGCGAATGAAACAGCAGACCGCATCGACCTGAACCTAAAAAGTCTTCGGGAACTCGCTGCTGATCATGCCTTCCTGTTTAGCGATACCGCGCAGCTGGTGCTCAAGTCGAACGATGACCTGGTGAATGTGATCAAGCTGCGCATCAGCGAACACAAGGCAGCAGAGCAGGCAACGATTGATGCAGAAGTGGCAAGGCAGGTTGAAGCAGCAAAGGTTGTTGAGCCTGTAGTTGCACCTGAGCTAGTGGCGGCAATTCACAAAGCGACACACCAAGAAGCTCCGCAAGAGCAGGGCCAGCCAGCAACAGCTAAGCGCCCAACCGACAAGCAAATCATCTTTGCAGTAGCAACACAGTACAACGTCGATTTTCACACAGCCGTGAAGTGGCTGAAGGAAATGGATTTTTCAGAAATGCGCGACGTAGCCTAAAGCACAACCCCGCCTTGGTGCGACATTCACCAGAAGTAGGCGGGTTCTAATTGGAGAGAGTATGAACACGCAAAAACTGAGAGAGCTGGCCGAAGCCATCACCAAAGCGGAGGCGCTATGACACATACACCAGAGCCGCTTGCTTACAGAGAAGCAGACGAAGAAGAACAGTATATGCGCGGCTGTGACTTTGTTATTGAACAGAGAGACTTTACAGATAACTGCAAGCAGATAGTTGCATATTGCGATGATGAGCATGACGCATCCCGCATCGTCGCCTGCGTGAATGCTTGTGCTGGCAAAACTAATGAGCAATTAGAAGGCGCGGCAGGTAAATTATTCACCGGAAGCGCAATAGCGTTGTGGTCAAACTACTGCGATTTGAAAGAAAAAAACGCCGCGCTATCCGAGCAGGTGGCGGGGCTGGGTGGTGCTGTAGATATATGGCAGGAAAACCCAACTACAGGAAACGGATTTGCGCTAATTGATGCCGCAACAGGAGGCGCTATGAGCATTGAGGATAAATGGTGCTGGAAAATGGATTACTGTAAGAAAAAAGGTATTCCAGCGGCTCAGGAGTGGGCATGGAATGAAGCAGAAAAAGCTCTATTGGCAGCCATCGCCAAGGCAGGCAGCCATGAGTGACCGCGAGCTGTTAGAGCTGGCTGATACAGAGGAAACGACGATGCCAAAAGAATTAGAACACCAGACAAGCCACACGCAATACCAGATACGAATAAACGGTGCTGGTGTGCGCTTTTACAATGACATGCACAAAAACATGATGACGGAATTCGCCGCGATTGCGCGTGATAACCCTGACGATTACGTTGACATTGTTTCAGTACGCACAGAAATACTGGTGAACCAATACTCCTACCACCAACTCAAGCGCCACTTTGATGCCGCTGCTGAAATAGGGAGAGATATGCCATGAGCGACCCGAGCCGGAGCGATGTTGAGCGAGTTGTTAGGTGGCTACCGAATGATGTTGCAAGGTGCGCCGGAAGCGGTAACGATGAAGATGGCTGGCGCGAAGGGTGCGATGTTTGCCTGCGCCGACTTTCTGTTGCCACTGGTGAAAGGGTAGTCCATATGCTGCCGCCACCTATAATTGTATTCGAATGCGAGTATTTGATTGACGCATAACCACGGAGAAATGATATGAGATATATGGTTGTTGCTTGGAAAAAGGGTGAAAAATGCCTTGCTGTATTGCTAACGGATGACGAAGGAGAGGTCGCATTGTTTCCAGATACCGATAGCGCAATAGAAGCAGCAGATGGCAGCGGACATGACTGCTTTAAGCTGGTTGATACTTTCGAGTGACGCATAACCATGGAGCTAAACGGCATGATTGAGCGAAGCGAAAGCATGTCCGGCGCAGGCGAAGCCGGAGCGAATTTGAGCGACTTGTTATACGGCAAGCGAGTGCTGTATCTGACGCTGAAAAAGAAATGGTTTGACATGATAGCAAGCGGAGAAAAACGCGAGGAATACCGCGAAATGAAGCCGTACTGGCACAAGCGACTTCTTGGCAAAGGCTATGATGTAATCCACTTCCGAAATGGCTACGACAAGACCGCTCCCGTAATGGTTGTCGAACTGGTAGAAATCAACTCATCACTCGGAATTATTGAGTGGGGAGCGCCACCAGCGCAGCCTGTTTATATCTTGCGGCTAGGGAAAATACTTGCCGTATAACCCCAAGCTAACCGGCGCGAAGCGTCCGAGTTGAGCGCGTTGTTATACGGATACTAACTACAGAGGATTATTTATGACAGATGTTTATAGGCTTACAGCAAACGCAAAAACAATGACATGGAAGGAATGGAAAAAGATAGGCGGATGCGGGCTTTCAGCATGGGCTGCCCATTATTTGAAGGTAGTGCTTGGTCCAATGGCTAAAATTGAAAAGGATAACCCGCCGCTTGGAGACATTGCCAGATACTCCACATTGGCTGAAAGAGAGATTGCAAGATACGGTAAGTGTAATCTAGGTATTGACGATTGGGCCTATCTGGAATACGAAAACGGAAAGAAAGTTGCATTTGATGTTAATGGTGGCATCTGCGATAGAAGCGAATGCGGCGATTATTCTTCTGGACCATGCGACAACAGTGATTGCAGCGCGAGAATTGACGTATAACGCCAAGGTAAGCGGCGGCGGTGCTTTTCCGCCGTCCGCTTGATCGACGTGTTAGAGCGCATTTTTTAGGAGAAATAGAGTGGCAAATGTGACCTACAAGAACCAACCTGCGATAGACAAAACCAAAGGTAATGTGCCTTTGGCCGGGACTTCGCATATTTACCGCGTGAAGAAGCGCCTTTGGAACGACAGCATAGAAGATGTTTTGCGCGGGCTGTTTATCGGCAAGACGCTGCACGTTTGCTGCGGTAAAAGCGCGCTTGGAGATGTGCGGATTGACGCTGACCCGGAGAACAAGCCTGACATTGTTTGCGATGCTGCTGATATGACAGCGTACATAGCTGATGGCGCTTTTGAGACTGTGCTTTGTGACCCGCCATACAACGGGCAATTTCAGTGGAACCATGACCTGCTGCATGAGTTGGCTCGGGTAGCGACAAAGCGGATTATTTTCCAGCACTGGTTCATGCCTGCGAATCCAGACGGGCGATACAAGAAGGCTCAAGAACGGTTCGCCCTTTCGGATGTGCTGGTATGGCAGCCGAAAACATACTTCGGACGGGTGCAAGTGGTGAGCGTGTTTGATGCGCTCTAACGACTGAGCTATGGGGCGAGTGAGCCAACGGCGAACGAGTCCAACGAACGACCAACGGGAGAGAGTGACCATGAGCGAATTGTTAGGCGCAAAGATTAATTACCGAAGCGCAATAGTCGTAAGCGTTGAGTTTTTGGCAGGAACAAATGTCAAAGAAGCCGTGCTTGAGGCAAAGCGAAAGGCTGAAGAATGGGACGTGGCCTATGTGAAGTTCAACTTTAACGGGGCTTCGTTTTCTATTGGCCGCAATGCTGACGTGTATGAGGCGGTTAAAGAGTACGAAAACACGCATGGGAAGCCGTATGGAGTCTGCTACGCCTAACACCGGAATTGACGGGCGCGTAGCGCGTCCCGTTGAATGACAAGTTATGCGTAAGCGGATATGGAGTAAAAGGTAATGGCGAGAAAATTAGAATGCCGACATTGCGGCACATTTAACACGGCTGGAAATGTTTGTTTTTGCAGACGCAGCCCTGTTGTCGATAGAAAGTGCGGCACTTGTAAGTACCATCTGCAAGCCGCTCACCATAATGACACTTCTGCTGGATTTGTTGATTGTAGATATGATCCGCCGCTAATTACTGCGGAAAATAGATACGCATGCCTGCGACCATTAGTACATAAAGACTACTGGTGCGGAAGATACGAAGCTGACGCATAACGCTGGAATTCAGCGGCGATAGTCCGCTGCAACGACTTGTTAGCCGACCGGCTGGCAGGAAACTAGAAAGAGGAAAGACAAGATGCAACCACACCAGCAACGAGTAGTAGACGAAAAAACAGAACTCGATGACAAGCTTACAAAGCTGATGTCGTTTATTGACGGAAATCCTGTATATGCAGAATTGCCAGAAGATGAACAAAAAAGACTGAAAGAACAGGCTATATTTATGCGCGGGTACTCTGACGTTCTTGCAGAACGCATCGCTGCATTTTGATTCACTGCCGCTGCTTACATAGGGCGGCTAACACCCGAGGTAAGGCCGCCGCCGAAGGCGGTCGAGCCTTGACCGAGTAGTTAGGTTTCAAGGGGATTGATTGTGCTGGTAGAAGTTGATCTGCAAGGCATTACCGGAGAGGGGGTTCTTACCCCTAGATTCACTGTTGAGATTACAGGAGAAATGCTTATGAAAATCGGACGCCTGATTGCAATGCAGAATGGCGTGGTTCCCGATGAAGCATGCGATGTTATTCCTGTTGCTGTGAAGTTTGTTCACGGTGACACCTAACACCAAGGTAAGCGGCGCGGCTTCATCGCGTCCGCTTGACTGACGGGTTAGAGCGAACTTTGAAGCGGAGGACGATATGAGTTGCAAACACGGAAATTGGGAACCCTGCGATGAATGCGAGGCGGAGGACGCCTTGTACGCAGATGGTGTAACGGCAGGAAAGAAGGCCGCGAAAGATACGTTGTTTGATGTTGAGACAACGAGGTTTTTGACCGACGTTTTGACCGCAGCGGGCCTTCTTTACCACGGCAAGACAGACAAGGCGCTGGCGCAACGCATAAGCGACGGGCAAGCAACGTTGCGCGAGAAATTTCATGCGCTCTAACGCCTGAGCTATGGGGCAGACGCGAAGCGGCTGTCCAGTGACGAACGAAGAGAGGAACGACCATGAGCGATTTGTTATGTACCAGGGCAGAGGTAATTGACCTGCTGAACCGGATTGTTCCGCGCATAGACGCTGGCGGGGTGAACCCATTAGATGAAGTGATACACCATTGCGAATACACGCTTTACCGTGAGCGCGAGCGGATACATGCTGAATTCAGTGATGCTCTTCGTATTAACCCGCCACTAGCAAAGCACCAGAAGTGCGGATGTATTGTTTGCACTTGCGATGATGAAGTTCAGTGCCAAGGCTGCGGGGCAAAACACTGCGGAACGCATGAAGTCGGAGAGTTTTCTTCTCCTGTGTATGAATAACGACCATTTTCGTGACGCCGCGCAAATGGTGCATAACGTATGAATTCACCGGCCTGCGCGGCTTTTTGCGCAGGTCCGGTGGAATGATTAGTTGGGCCTCGCGGCCCGGAAAGGAACAAGGATGAATAGGCTGGAAAGAGCAAAAGAACTACGCGACGAGGCGGACCGACTTGAAGCCGAGGCCGTGCGACTGATGCCTGGAAAGTGGAAAGTCGGAATGCGCGTAAGGTTTTTACGCCATAAAGAGTGGGCGTGGAGCAAAGGCGCAGAGGCGACAGTCATTAAGCTAGACAAGAGTTGCAACGGACGACGCGGCGATGAGTACCAAGTGTTTTGGACGGAGCCAGACGGGGGCGGCGCAACATGGTGGACAACGCCGGATGATGTTGAGCTTGTGAGGCCCAACTAATCTTATACACCAAAAATGACGCATAACTTCGCAGACAGCGTGGAAAACGACAATACGACACTCACGATAACGGCTGCATTTTCTGTATGTGTTGCGGCGGCAAAATCCAAAACAGATCAACCTAGTCTCCCAGCCAAATCCTCAGCGGTAGCGTTGTAGTAGACAAGCAACTGGCTAAGGTTGCTATGCCCCACTACCCGCGCCAATTCCAGCGGATTGAATACGGACGCTAGGCGCGGTTGATAATACCCGTGTCCAGCGTCAACGGCGCGGTCAGAATGAACCGATAGTTTTTGTGGTCGTATCGACGATAGTGGATTGCTCTGATCATAGATGTTTCCCAACCCATGTCACAGCGGCAGAAATCGCGGCAGCAACCCCAGCAAAAATCCATTTGGTTGCCAAGTTATTCGTGGGTGCATTCGATTCAAGCAGCCTGAGACGCGAATCAAATATTTTGTTAGATTCTTCCATTGTTTTGAACATACGATCTAACGCTTGTCCTTGGCTAATCTGACGCTCTTCAAGCCGCACCTGTTGACGCGCAACGGATAGCAATTCATCCGTATTTTTCTTGATACCTTCCAGCGCTTCGGCAAACCGAATGTCGTCATGCTCAACTTGTCGCAAGCGTTCGTCAAAATCCTCACATGTTCCAGCGCATTCGCTCATTTTATACCTGCCCATTTTCGCAATGATTCCTTATCTCGGTTACAGCTTACGAGCGCGTTACGCATCTCAACTACGGCAGGCGGCAAATCCCCCCAGTTTTTTACATCCACCTCTGGCACAGGGCAATCTTGCAGCAGCGCGGCAGGCGGCGCGGCATGTACGGTTTTAGTTTGTGTTGTCGTGCATCCAGACAAGCACATCAGCAGGCACAGCGCTACCCATACACGCATCATCGCTTTTCTCCACAATTGATCGGTATTTTTTCCGCGCAGTCGCGGCGACTTTTTCAGCAGCTATTTTTTCTTGTTCGCGTTGCGCCAATAACTTATCTGTTTCCTGTATGCGGGCGTTTGTTTTTTCCAGCTCTTCGCTCAAGGATTGCGCGGCAGCTTTGTATTGCAACAACTCTGCACGCGCTTCGTCTGCACTGTGTTGTGCAGCGGTAAAGCGCGCTTTCTGCACGGCAAAAAACAGCGTCAGGAAACCAATCAGCGCGACAAACAAAACCACGCGCCAGTTGTTCAGTAATGCAGCCAAAAAACTCAACACTTCACGGCTCCCATTTGCCAGTCGTACACATTTGATATTCCGCCGCGCGGCGCTTGGTTAGCCCTTTCAACACCTGACCACCTGCTTTGTCCCATCGTTTTAATTCGCTGCACCATTCCTGGTTGGCGTTTAGCTTTCGAATCAGTGTGGATTTACAGGCTGCACCTGCGCCCACGTTGTACGACCACGACAACACAGCAGCCGCCTCATAGGGTTTAATCTCACGGGTAATACACGGCGCAACCGCGCGCGCATGTTCTGCTAGTGAAGCGCCGAGCAGCACAGTGCATTGCTCACGGTTGAGCGTGTCGAAGCTGATAACTTCCTTGTCAGTCTCTCCAAAACAAATGGTGGGTATCCCGACAGGATCAGCGTAACGGCTCAGATCCAAGCCCTCATAGTTCGCCACCAAGCCGCACGCCAAAATGATTGCCGAGAACCCAAAACCTGCTTTTTTGTTCACGGTGTTACTCCGCTGATGACGCTGGCACGATCTGCAAATACAACGGGTGCGCTGGCTCATCAGGATTCACAGCAGAAAAGCCGCTCACGAGAATGCCTTTCGGGAAAGAGCCTTCTGCCGCGCCAGTAATGGAAAGCAGTTTTTTCTGCACGGCAGGGATAACTCCAGACAGTGACACTTGCACCTCTTCACCGTTTACTACAATGCAGCCGGTCAGAGTGATCTCACGATCAGGCTCAGAGCATGGAACATCTACCAGCTCAAAATCCACGCCGTTATGAACACTCATACCAGCGTAATGCACGCCGTTGAAAAGAAAAGGTACTGTGATGTTTACTGCGTTCATGTTGTTTTTACCTCTGTTAAAAATTAAGTTGTCTACACTGTAGTTCCGATCAGCTTAAACTCATCTAAATTAGTCCTTTTTATTTTCACAAAATCACCTTGCGCCAAAACTAAACTACCGCCATTTGGTGGAATGATCGTCACGCCGCTGCCAGCAACAATAGTCAAACCGCCTGCGCCACGCGCTTCGATTTGATACTCAGCGTTGTCTGGTATTGCAGCGGTCGCGTTCGGCTGCACGGTTAAAGTTACAGCAGAAGCGTTGG